GTGTGAACCTTCACCTTTCATATATTCAATTTGGAAAATATCTGGTGCCTGTAAGAATCCACCACCGACATTATTGCCACTGCCGAAAGCGGTTAATGTTTTTTTCGGTGCCATTCTTATTTTAAAGTTTTTGATGATTTCTTTAATATGCTGTCCTTCTTTTTCATTCCTAGCAACGAACGTGTAAGCAAAGGCAAAATTTCTTAATTGTGGTCCTCTGAACAAGAACTCAGTGTTTGGGTTGATAACAACCCCTTGCCTTGCTAGAGCTTCATTAAATCCAAAGTTTCCTGTACCAGGAATCATATTGACCATTACGTTGACAAGAGCAGCTTTTCCAACTTGTACAAGACCACCCATACCAGCTGCTTGGCTGGACTGCATTGTTCTATTAATAGCTCTTCCAATATTACCAAGATACTGAGCAATATCCCCAGAGTTATTTGGATTTTTTACTAGTTCTTCGGCAAATGATCCAACCAATGCGGCAATAGAGTTCATATCACCCTTTGACCAAGCAACACTATTTCTATCAGAAAGTTGCATTGGCATCGGCAAATCAATTCTAGCCAGAGTCTTTTCTTTAATTCTAGATGGACTTCCAGCTGCATCCTGTGAACTTTTTACTAATCCACCTAGGGGATTTGCTTTAATATCTTTAACACTTCTAGTTGAAATTCCAGGAGCTTGATATTTGATTACTCTAAATCTCATATAATCAGTATCTTGGAAGATAGCTTCCATTGGATATCTCCAATATTCACTGGGAACGTATGGTTTACCACCATTTCCACCACCACCACCATCATCACCATCACCACTACCTTTTCGGGCACGTTGAAGTGTTAGGGCTCTCCTCTGAGTGAACTCTCTCAAACCTTCACCTGGTTGACGAGTAATCTTTTCTGCCATAACCTTTTTTACCTATTTATTCTGAATTTGCCATAACCAAGAGCACGAGCACTATCTAATTCTTCAGAATAGATCTCGTATAGTTGACCTTGAACCTCTTCAAAGGTATAATTTCTCATCAAACCCCAGTGAAAGTTTAGACCTTTCCATCCCCATTGTGTAACTTCCATACAGGCAATCAGAGGAAATTCATCATATTCAATGTTTGGAGTTTTGGGTGCGTAGATGTAAGTGTAAAACTTACCAACTTCAGGTGTCCAAGATTTTTTATCTAAGACCTCCATGAGAGCAAGCATGATATCATCACTGTCTTCAAGACCGATGAAGTTATCTCGATAATTTTGAATTCTGTTCATACTTTCAGATCATCTTCGGTTAGAACTTTGAATTCATAACGACGATCTTCACAGAACTCCTTTGCTGCTTCCCACTTTGCCTGGTTCTTGGCATACTCGGTCACTTCATAGAGATACTTTTTGGTTCTTCTTGATTGGACCTTAGGTGCCTCACAAAACCTTTTAGGTTTAATTTCAATGATAGACCGTCTGATGTTTCCCTTACTGTCACGATACTTGATAAAGAAATCTGGGAAATATCTGTGCCACTTGTTATCAAGAGGGGATTTATAGGGAATTACTAGTTCTTCACTTCCCCACTCTAAAATATTCTCATTAGTATCGCAGTAAACCATGAACTTACGTTCCCATAAACTGCGATAAATAATGTTACTATGGTCTCCTTTATATTTTTTGATATTGGTAGGTTTATATCTGCCACTATACGACATAATATGATAGCAATTCCCAGAGGTATTTATTGTGGCATTCGATAGAGAAAAAATCAGGACAAAAACGACAGATGATTTGATCTCAAACTTTAGTCGTGTTGCCCAAACATCTCACTATAGTGTAGAGTTTAGAGGTATAAGCAGACTTACTTCCCTATCAAGATATCTTGCCAGAAGAGGTGTAGATTCTGGTTTTGTTGGTAGAGATCTTGGTGAATATTGTCGTCGTGCTGTTCTTCCAGGAACAAGATTGTTTACTCATGAGGCAAATGACCAATTTCCTGGTGTAACACAAAAGTTTGTATATAAAAGATTATTTGAAGATGTTCAAATGACTTTTTATGTGGACTATGAATATAAGGTCCAAAAGTTTTTTGAACTCTGGCAAGAATTTATAACCAGTGGATCTGATGAAGGAAATGGAGTTTCACAAGATTCTAGAGGATACTATTATAGAATGAAATACCCAGAAGAATATAAGTGTGAGAGAATTAGAATACTGAAATATGATAGAGATAGAGATAATAGAATTGAATATAACCTTATGAATGCTTTCCCAGTAGCTGTTAACAGCACTCAAATTTCCTACGATACTTCTAGAGTATTAGAAGTTAACGTAAACTTTGCATACGATAGATACGTATTCGGAAAAGTTGATAGTTATTCTAAATCACTTAAGGAAGCTTTCAATCTGGCAAGCAATCAAAGAAAAGATACTAAATAAAACACGACTTTGAGTACATTATGTCTTTACCAAAAATCGACTCTCCAACTTACGAACTGATTCTTCCTTCTTCTAATAGAAAAATCAAATACAGACCTTTTCTGGTTAAAGAAGAAAAACTCCTCATCATTGCTATGGAGAGTGAAGATATGACTCAGATTGCTAATGCAATCAAACAGGTTTTAGATAACTGCATTATCACGAAAGGTATTAAGATAGATAAACTTTCCACATTTGATATTGAGTATCTTTTCCTAAACGTAAGAGGAAAGTCTGTTGGTGAAACTGTAGAGGTTCTTGTGACATGTCCTGATGATGGTGATACACAAGTTCCTGTAACTATTGCACTCAGTGATATTCAAGTTCAAAAAGATTCAGAGCACAGTAATATTATCAAACTAAATGATGAGTATTATTTGAAGATGAGATATCCATCTCTCGAAGAATTCGTCAGAGAAAATTTTGATGCTGATGAAATCGGACAAATTGAGCAGTCGTTCGACATGATTGCAAGATGCGTAGAGCAAATCTATAATGAAGAAGAGTCATGGGCTGGTTCTGATCATACTAATGAAGAACTGATGGAGTTTGTTGAAGGTTTAGGTTCTAGTCAGTTCAAGGACATTGAAAAGTTCTTTGCTACCATGCCTAAACTCAGTCATACCGTTAAGGTTAAAAATCCAAATACTGGAATTGAGTCTGATGTAGTCGTTGAGGGGCTGGCAAGTTTTTTCAACTAGGTATGGCTCATGAAAACCTTGAGTCATACTACAAAGTAAACTTTGCCTTGATGCAGCATCATAAATATAGCTTGACAGAGCTTGAAAACATGATTCCTTGGGAAAGAGAGATTTATATCACTCTTCTTAAGCAATATCTTGAAGATGAAAAGTTGAAGGAACAGCAAGCTAACGGTGTATCTTAATGGCAATCAATCGTAGAGCATTAATGGGGGAGAGTGGTCAGAGACCAGGGACCATCAGTGCTAGAGGTGTTCGCTCTATTACTACGAAAGATAGCATTTCTTTAGTAAAATCACTGAAGTCAATCAATACAAATTTGGTTGCCATTAATAAACTTCTTCAACAGCAAAGCAAACTTGATACTAAAGAACAGTCTGAACAGCAGAGAAAAAAGAGACTAGATGCTCAGAATTTAAGAAGAGAAGAAGCAGAAAAGAGATATGAAGGATTTGGTAGAGCTTCTAAAGGAGTTCTAGGATTTGCAAATACTTTATTAAAAGGTGTAGGAAGTGCTATAGGATCATTAAAAGATACTTTAGTAAAAGGATCAAAGGGAATTCTAGGAAAACTGATAGATGTAGCAAAACCATTTGTTACTTTCTTTACACTTGGTTTTATCGGTTGGTTCTCTGGTCCAGTTGTAAAGTGGTTTAAGCAAAATAAAGAAGTAAAGAAAAAACAAATAAAATCATATCTTCCTAAAATACTATCTGCCATTGCCGTTGCTGGTGGTGTTCTTCTTGCTGTCCAGGTTGGTATCCCAGTGATTATGGGACTGATTGGAAGTATTGTTGCTATGGTTCCTCTTTTGATCGGAGCACTGTTTAATCCCTTGACTTGGAAGACACTGGCAGTCGGTGGACTTGTTGCGGGCACTGCTATTCTTGGTGGTGAATTGACCACATGGTTCCAAAGAACGTTTTCACAAGGTACTGTAGAGAGGAGAAGATTAGAAGGGTCTGGAACAGAAAAGTTGCTTACAAATTATAGGCAATACATTAAGAAAGGTGAATTCGAATCTGATAGTAAAGAAAGAGAGAGTGCTGTTGGCGCAAATAAAGATAAGTTTATAACCATTGGTGGCAAAACTTATTCCACAAGACAATTATCAGGTCTTATTGGTGATTATACTGGAGAAGGTGGGAGGGGAATTAACAATCCTAATTTTATCTTTAAACTTGCCGAATACACCAAAAAGGAAGATCGTGCGGGAGAATATTTTCTTCGGACTGGTGAAGCAGATGTAACGGGTGAGAAACTCAGAAAAGGAGAAGCATTGCCAGGTCTACCTGATGCAGTTAGAGCAAGTCTTGCCAATGCAATGGACTTTAGATCTCTTACTAAGAGATATCAATATTTCTATAAAACGTTAAAGGATGAGCAAGACAAACTCCGTATCTATAATCAAGCTAGGCAAGGTCAAAGGGTTAATGAAATAGAAAGTGCAGAGGGGTTATTGAAGACTGCTACAAATGACAGAAAGTATGCACAAAGAATATTAGAGGAAGAACTTGCAAAAACAACAGATAATGTCAGAACCCAATTTACAAATATGGGTGTTAATCTTGCTGATTTGCAAAAAATCCCAGACCCACTTAAAGAAGGTGAAACTGCTTTCCAATTAAGAAAAGCAGCCACAGAGATTACAAAAAATCTCCAGAACATGGTTAATCCATTTTTAGAAGAAGCAACTAAATTTGCTGGTCAAATGGATAAAGCACTTGATGGTATTCTTGATGCTGGATTGAGTGTTCTTGATGTGAATTTAAATGTAACTCAGACCATACCTAATATGCTAGATGGTGATCCAGAATCAATTCCTATTCCTGCAAATATTGCTCCATATGATACTGAGAATCCATGGTTGCGGTTCGCATCAAAAGTTTATAGTGTATCTGCGGTAGGATCTTAAGATGATTATCAATCCTAAAGTTTATAGCAGCATCTCTAGTAATATCGTTTCTATGCGAAGAAATACTCTCGCAATTAGAAAGACTTTGATACAAAAAAATAAAAACAAAGAACTTCTCAAGAGAAAAACAAAAAGAGAAGACACACAATTAAATCAGTCTAAACAGAAAAGGTCTAAAGAGGAAACTTTCGAAGCACAAAAGTTTGAAAGAGAACAGAAGAAGTTTAGACTTGGTAATTTTAAACTGAATATAAGGAATCCTATGAAAGGATTCTCTGTCCCAGGACTTGGTATACTTGGTGGTGTTATTTCTTTCTTGGGATTTGGTTTACTTGGATGGATGCTAAGTGCTGTTCCTAATATCATAAAATCTATTCAGGAGTTTATGAGAAGAGCAAAGGGATTTTTGAATCTCTTAACAGAATTTTGGAATATTGTCGCAGGATTCTTTAAAGTTGCTTTTGATGCCTTTGAAGTTTTATTCAATAAACTAGGATTTGGTGGAGCAGAGGGTCTTCAAAAGAATGATGATATAAAAGCAAAAGAAAGATTACGAACACTGGCAAGTAATCTTCGTAAATTTATCGCAGATTTTCCCAACAAAATCAAAGAACTAGTTAGTGCAGTTGCTGCTGGTAAAGGTGGTGATCCTAATGCTCCATTATCATCAGGTGGACCGATGGGTTCTGCCTATGGAATTGACATTGCAAGACTTGCTGCTGCCACTGGTTTTGCCGAGGGTAATTATAATTCCGTTGGGACTTACGTTGATTTAGGTGGTAGGGAAAAGGGATATGGATTAGGTAGATATCAGTTTATGACATATAGATCAGATGTAAGAAGAGAGGTTAAAGCTAGAGGAAAAGCAAAAGGTCTCACTGATGCTTATATCCAGCAACTTTTTGATGCAACAGAAAGGGGTGGTGCTGCTGGAAAAAAAGCAGCAGATGAAATGAGAGGAATTCTTGGTCAAGAAGGTCAAGATGCTTTGTTTAAAGATCATGTAGTAAATACATTCACTCAAATCAGAAGAAAATATCCAACACAGACTTCTGCTGAGTTTATGGTTAAAAAGTTTGGTGTTTATCACCTCTCTGGTGGTGATCATCCAACCAGTGCTGATATTCATGGAACAACTGGAATTGCACATGGTGAGAAAATTTACGGTGCTTATTCAAGACTTCCACCCTCTCAAGGTGTGACACTTACTCCTCCAACCAGAGATCCTTTAGAAGCAGAATCTTTAGGTCCAACCAGACAGTCCCTCGATCTAACTACAGAGATTCCTGTTCCAAGAGAACTGATGGCACAAATATCTAAATATGAACCCTCACAAGAGTATTTTGATAGAGCATTAAATACTAATATTAGTATAGACGGTGATAACGTAATTCCAGGTATATTTGAATAATGACTGTAAACTCACTTGTATCTCCAACATCTGCTCCAGCATTTGAGCAGATTCTATTAAAACCAAGATACAGAAAAGATAAATCCCAAATACCATACAGTGAAACTAACTGGGTTGATTTGCTTGCGGCAAATGTTGTCGGAGAAATTCATTATTATGAAACCGTATTTTCTCCAACCATCACTGCCAACATAACAATTGTAAACCCAAATATTAAATCGAAAATTTTTGAAGACTTTAGTCTCAATGGGGGAGAACTTATTATCTTTAAATTAAAAGATATTCATACGGCAGAAGAAAAAACAAAAGGGATTAAATTTTTTGGAGTAGTCTCACAAGTAACTGACTATGCAGCAAACAATTTTGCTGAGGTTTTTAGACTTAGAGTTACTACAGAGTGGGAATTTCCAAAAGGTAGTGGAGTTGAAGGAAACATCACTGGTAAAACTACAGATTTGGCACAACAGATTTTGGGAGGTGCTTATAGTCTCAATCAGAATGATATTTTAATCAGAGAATCACTGGTAAATTCATCCTCTAATCAAATTCCATTTTT